CGATTCTTCCATCTGCCATTTTCTCACCACCTTATTTTGAAATGCCCCATGCGGCGAGAACGTCTTTCTCTGCCTCTGTGTATGTAACTTTCAAATCGATTATATCCCTGTTCTTTCGGTAGAACTCCCGCTCCTGCTTGTCCAGAGGCTTCCCGTGTGCCTTTTTGTCTCGAATACGAACCACTTGAGCAAACAGGCAGTCTCCAATTTCCTGATAGAAAGACAGGAACGACCACCAGTGCAGATACTCAAGCGCCCTAACCTCGCATCCAGCGATTCTGTTCACGGGGGCAATAATCATGTCGAAGTCCTGCTCCCATGACATCAACACGGGTTCTCGCTTCTTTTCTTTGCGTTCTTCCCCACGGTCTATAAACCGGAAACACTGGTTCAAAGCTTCCTGATAGTCGCTGGATGGCATTTCCTCAAAGTCGGGATAGAAGATTCTCAACGATGCCTCCGCCTTGTCCTGCTCGTCCAGCTCGCTATCAACAAGGGCGGTGAGGATATCCAACACCGCCCGATAGTCAGACCGGATTTCGTATTCTGTTCCGTTTACGTTGACCGATGTCGGTAAAGACCAGATTACTTTTTCCATCTTTCCATATATTTCTTGATTCTCGGGTTCGTAGCCTTCTGTTCTCTCGCAAAGGTAGTGTCGATCTGGTCGATGATGCCGAGCATCAGATTGCTCCATACAGGCAAACCGTCAGCCAGTGCGAGGACGTTCATAGAGCCGAAAAGAGGCGTGCAAAGCGGAACCCCGAAAAGGCTGTCGATCGTATCGCGCATTTCGTTACTTTCCCGACGCGCAATCTCAAAGATTTCTTTTTTGTTCGCGTTCTTTTCCACTTCTGCCTGATATTTCCGCTGACGATCTTCCAATCCGTTGAACACGTCAAAAATTTTCTCTACAATTTCTGCGTCTGTCGGGTTGAACTCGAGCGTTACTTTGTCGTTGATGTTGATTTTTTCAACGCCAGTTGCAATCTTGATGTCCGTCATCTATCGTCCCTCCTTATGCCGCGTCCGGCGTAAACGTAATTTCTCCGTTGGAACCAACCGCCGCAGTGCCGGTGATTCTCTCGCCGCCCGGAGTTACCGTAAGCGGCATACCTACGAAGCCGCCGCCTTCGCCGCCGAGACCTGTCGCCTCGATTGCAGCGCCCTTGTATCTCTCTGCAAAAACAGCCGTTTTCTTCGTGCCTGCGTAATGATGCACGATAAGAATGTCCTGATTCGCCAGAGCCGCCGCGTTCTGTTCCTTAACGGCGAGGTTCCAGATATGCGTAAGCGCAACATCTCCGGCATCGAGTTCGCACGGTTCAAAGTCCTGCGTGATGATGGGCTTTTTCATCGTGGTTCTGGTCGTGCCGAGGATGTCCTTGTTGGAATCCTTCTGCCAGTCGTATTCCATGCTGGAATCCGTGACGCGCGTCCCAAGCGGCGACCACACGGCGGCGGAATCAGAGCCCGTATTCACAAAAAGAATCAAAAGTTCTCTGTCTACAGGCTGCCCAGCAACGGTGTTAAAGGTCATATCTGCCATAGTTAAATCACCTCATATTTCATCTTCATTAAGATTTGATGGTCTTCCCATCCGCCCTGGTACACGGCGAATACCGCCGCGCGGCTGACCGCTTCCATGCGACGGACACGAACGCCATCTCCAAGAGACGGATAATTCTGCATCGCCCAATCCCCGAAGCGGTTTAGTACCGCATCAGCTTTCAAGCGCTTGTCGTTACTTCCGCCCGGCTTGATACGGGCTATGATCTTGAACTGGTATTCTGCCTCATGCCCGCCGAGCAAGTACCTTCTTGTTATGTACGCGCCTTGAATCACGGACAGAGCCACGCTTGCGGAATCAGCGGCGAGAAACTCATAATTTATGGTTGCAGCCGGGAGATCGTCATCCGAAAACGAGTTAACCCAGACCATCATTTTTCTGGATATGTCCTGTTCTTCCTCTGAAGAAACAAGCTTTTTTTCTTTTTCAGAGCCCATTTTTCACCGCCTTATCTGCAACTCGAATCCATTTGTCAAGGTTCTCAGCCTTTGAAGCCTCGAACCAGTGTGATTGTGCCTGCGCGTGTCCGGTTGTCGTGAACACAAGGTTTTTGTCTGTCAGAACCTTCGTCCCGCCCTTTGGCGCGTATGTGCTGCCAGTCTCCGGGTCAACCATGACTTTCCCGTAATACAGAAACCGTGCATACGGCCCCGGATAGATGATCGCATTACCAACCACCTGCGTTCTCTGGTCGAGAGAGCCGGTCAAAAACGGCACATACGGGCTTGTATCCTTCTCTGCCTGTACAGCAACAATGTGTTCTGCTTTTGTGCAAGCCCGTGCTATAGCCTCCTGAAGCTCGTCAAAGCCGTCGGTTTTTACACTGAATTTCAGCATCACGTGCCTCCGACCTGCCAGTGCCGCATGGAAGGACTGCCGAAGTCCTTCATGTCCACCTTTGTCACTTTGTACACATCGTCGTAAAGCATCTCAATCTGTTCTTCCGTCTTGTCCGGTTCGACTACTTCACCCTTCACAAAGAAGGTCGTGCCGCCGTTACCGTCCGTGGAGAGCGTCCAGATTTTGCTTTTATCAGTTGCACGCCAGAATTCTTGCGGCCCGACGTAGCGCTTCTCCGCGCCTGTCACGCCGTCTACGGCTGGCGAGGAAAACGGAATGTACAGGTTTACCGCATCTGCACCTTCAAGCCCGCTCGCGCGGACATTGGCAGCTTTCGACGCTTGGAGCATTACGCCGCGAATCACTGTGATATAGCTCTTCTGCGTGTCCTTGAAATCCTGGTCTTGCTCCTGTGTGACGTTGTAGATGGTTACAGTGTGGGGGGCGTACATGCAAAACACCTGCCTCTGTAGAGAAGCCCGGTATGGGCTAGATATTCGCGTGCTACGCTTGCAAGAGCTTTCTTCGCCTCCGAAGCCGCTTTTAATGCAGCTACGGAAGAATCACCGCCGCTGCGAAGCGTCCGGGAATAGCCGCCTACAGTCTCACTCTGCAATTCTCCTTCGTCAGATGCAAGCCCGGCGGACACATTTTTTCTGGCAAGCTCCTGTGCCGTGTCGATCAGCATATACTGGTCGACTAAGGCGCAGCAGCACATTTTCACAGCATCCAGCTCCGCAAAATCCTTTACTCGATTTTGCGTGTAGTAGTCAAGGAAGGAACTGGCGCGTGTCGCCAATCTGCAAAAGCTGTCAGCGTCTACCGTTCCCTTGTAGATATCGCAGTAGTACTCATAATCGGCGTATATCATTGCGCCAGCTCCTTTCTGTTACGAACCTACCGTCACAGTGGCCGTTCCGGTCTTCGTGCTGTCCTGCTTGGACTTTGCGGTAACGGTAATGCTCGCGGACGTCTCGTTGGAAGCGACCGTCAGGATACCGTTTTCCGAAATGGAAGACTTCGCGCCGCTCTGGCTCCACTCGACATCGCCGCTCACGATGCCTTCACCAGCAACAGAAGCCGCAAACGCCTTGCTCGCTCCCTTTTTCACGGTTGCAGTAGCAGGGGATACAGTCACCGTAGATACTGTGCCAGCCTTTCCATAAACAGAGAACGGGAACGGGTTGGCAATGTCAACGTTGTATGCGTTGACCGGGTTTGCGATTTCCCAGCCGAGACGCATGACCGCACGGAGAGCGACCATATCGTTCTGCATGAGGTTGTAGGTGATTGCCTTCGTGCTCGGGTCCTGAATGACACCCTCGGTGAAGATCTTAAAGGTCATGTCCTGACGGATGGCGTATACCAGCTGCGTCCAGTCACCGACGATCATCTGTGCCTGTGCCGGGTCAAATGCGCCGTTCATCGGGAAGTACATATCCATACCATCCAGGCCATAGCGCGTTGCACCCTGCATATCGGACTTGAAGATTGGCTGACCGGTCGTGTCCTTCAGTCCGCGCAGCTTGCCGCGCATCTGGATTGCGGACATAACGCCGTTCGGATTGAAGCCATCAAGCTCGACCTTCGCGATCAGGCCGTTCTCGCCCATGATGTCGTCAAAGACGCTTGTGCCGACGGGTACGCCGTTACCGGCAGCGATGGCCGAAGGAACAACGCCAGTGCGCCAAGTGCTCGGCTTGTTCGTGCCGAACAAGATTGCCGCGTCAATGACCTTGCCGAAAGCCTCGGTCAGACGGGGCTTGACCTCGCCCCAAATGTCATAATCCGCATCATCGAGAGCAGCCTCGGGAATGGGGACGATAACCGCGATTTCCTCGGCATACAGCTTCTTCTTGTCCCACGCCATCTTGGTGGTCTGCTTGAATGCCTCACCAGCGCCGCTGTCAGTGGCCTCGCCGTTGACAAAGTACGCGGAGGGAAGTGCGTCAAGCACATTAATGGTCTGCGTCTTGCTGGACATATTCGCCAGTCTGCGGCCCATACGAAGAACGGCAGATTCGGCGATAGCGCCCTGCATGATTTCGCGGGTTACGGGTTCCGGGATAAGGCCGGAAAGTGCGGAACGATCAATACTTGCCATGTTGTAATCTCCTTTTCGTTACTTGAGTGCGCCGCGGATCAGATTGTTCATCGCGGCATTGGTATCTGTTTTCTTTTCGCCGCCGCCAACGGCGGCAGACCAGTCGATTTTTACGCCGTCTTGGAACGCGGATGGATCGGCTCTGACTTGAGCCTTGTGCCATTCGTCAAACCCATCAAGCGCACCGTCTTTGATTTCAAGGTGTTTTGCTTTTAGGTCTGCCAAATATGCCTTTTCAGCAGCTTTAGAGCTGAACTTCACGCCCTTTTCAGCAAGCGTCTTGCGGATCACATCTGCGTAGTCATAATCGGCGATCTTGGACTTGTAGCCCTCGATCTCCTTTTTGAGCGCTTCCGTTTCCGCGCTGCCGTTCGCTGCAAACTGCTTGTTCTTCTCCACTTCCGCGTCCAGCTTGCTCTGAACAGTCGAAAGTGCCTTTGTGATTCGCCTGTCGAACTCCGCCTTGTAAGTGGGGTCAGCCAGTATTTCATCAAAAGTCATAATTTCGTCTTTCATTTTTTGTAAATCCTTTCTATTCCCACAGCGTCATTCCCCGCTGCGTTTTTCATTTTCCGCGATATGCGATACGTTCCAGCCTTTCGTATCTGTCGTACTCGCTATCTGTCATATCTGACCAAATACGGTCGCCATATTTACGCTCCATTTCAGCTTTAAAAGAGCGGTATTCTTTTACCTGTGTCGCCGTACCTGCATAAGTCGATGAACTTGCGCTAGGGCTATTCGATGTTTTAGCTGAAGAAATTTTGGAGTCTTCAGATTTTACCTTTTCTGTAATTTTGAGAGCTCCATTTTCCACTTTCATCTTTGCAAGGACTCGCGCGTCCTTCATAATGAATTCCCCGGGGTCGTATCCGTCTTCGCCCTCATCAGCTCCGAGCAAATACATGACGCGTCCTTCGTATCCACCGTACTGCATCACCTGTGACGTCCGGTCAATACGAATCGTTGACACGCCATCAAGGTCTTCCGGCTCCGTGCCCGCATCGTCAAAATCACCGCCAAAATTTTGTGACGTGTGTTTCATTGTTTCACCGATATTTTCCGTATCTTCTTCCTGCACACGTAAACCGAAGTACATAAAATCTTGTTCGCTGCAGATTTCTTCTGTAAGCTTTTTTGCAGTTGAGAAATCCGATCTGTTAAAGAGTTTGGTTTTGTCCTCCCCAAACTTCCCGCTTTCGCGCATTGCATCTGTCAGGCTCTGTCCGTCTTTGATAAATACCCGCCGCCCGCTGATTGTGCGCCAAACTCCACCTTCGTCTGCCATGTTTGAACCTCCAAATTCAAAATAAAAAATAGCCAACTACCAAAAAATTCTTAGTAGTTGGCTCCATTCAGCCCTTCCCGGCGAACATTTACGCCGTGGGAATTTATTCAGTTTTCAGCCGTTTTCGCTGGATTGTCTGCGCGATAATTTTCCCGTCTTTGTCTCGCAGGAGTTCCACCCGGAAGCCGGACGCAAGCGCCCGCTCGATGGCTTGCTTTAGATTTTCGTCAATCATACAATACTTTCGTCCTTTCTCTCTGCTCCGGTAACCCTGCAGCCTCGCTGAACCTGCTATATTCTGCGTTCAGCCGCCGAAGCTTTGTGTTCGCGGCGGTCGCGTCCTCGGAAAGACCAGCTTCTTTGTATGCGTTTCTAAGCTTCTTCTGCGCGCGGATTTGCCGTTCTATGCGGCGCTGCATCTGCGTCGCTTCATAGGCTGTGTAAGTCTTTCCGTCAAACGTGCAGCCAAGACCATCGTCGATATGCTTGAGCTGTTCGTCTGTGTAAGTTCGTTCCGAAACTCCCGGAACAAACGGGTATTTGTGATGCCTACAGTTTGCGCCTGTCAGACCGTCAACATATCCGTAACCGGTCGTTTCCACAAGGTCATCATAAAGCCCCAGCGGGTCAGGTTCGCCGCTTTTACTCTGGTAATAGACTTTCCCTTGCCATTCTTTGTGGCTTGACCACGGCGAAGCACCCGGCTTGTCACGCGCCCCAGAGTGCGCAGACACTTCAAAGTATCTCGTATCAAGGTACTCTGCGCTTTGGTTCGTGTACTGGTCGCAGATCTGATTCACGCCGGTCATGACAGCTCTCCGAATAGCAACATCGATGTTGTCAACGTGTCCGCTTTCGTAGTTCACGACTTTCAGTCCGCCTGCAAGCTGTTGCACCGCAGACTTAATCGCCTGATTGTAGCTGATCGCCCCGCTCTGAATCTGCATGACAGCAGAATCTAACGCCCAATGATATGCACGCGCAGGCGGGAGCATCGTCCTGCCTTTGTCCACCAAGAATCCCATAGACTGTGTGATGTTATGAAATTCATCAAGCGTTTGCGCTCTGATTGCTTCGATTGTCGCAGTGTTCACCAGAATATCAGGCTGTGTCAGCCCTGCCATGTCGATAACCGATGTGTAATACTTCTGGTTTCTGGCAATAACGTCACTGAAAAGCTCCTTGAGCTTCTTCTCGCTAATTCCAGAGGTCTTGCGGATTGCTTTTTCAATCTCCTTCGTGTTGATACCATGCGAACGAAGCGCTCTGATTGCCTGAACAGTCACTTCGTTCAGCTGGTCTTTCAGCGCAAGCCTACTGCATATCTCATCGAGGAGCGTATCTTCCAATCCTCGGAACAGTTCTGCCAGATCCTCTGGGATCGCATCAAGTAGTTCTGGGGTAAATGGATACCGGCTCATCTTTCACAACCCCAATAGTCCCAGTGTTTTCTCCAAATCCCATTACTCGACCTCCGTTTCTTCCTCGATTACCATGTCACGCGCCTTCGGCAGCGCCGCCTTTGCTGTCGCCTCGTCCTCATTCATCCAGCGCATACGGAACTCCCAGTCGTTCATGATGCCTGCGCTGAGAAGCTGCATATCGCGGGAGAAATCAGTAGCTTTGTCTTCTATGATGCTGTCATCGAAATCTATAGATATTTCCACATCTTCATTCAGACCGGCTTTCATAGCTGTGTTTCCCAACCGTAGCAGAATACGGCACAGCTCCACTAGCGCTTGTTCCAGCACAATTTCATGTTTCTTAATGGTGCGGAACATGGTGGAGTTTTCGCTGATAACTTGCGTTGCCGTCGCAACGCTGCCGCCGTCGAAACGGTAATAGGTCTCGCCGAAGCCGCACTTACTGGACAGTACGTTCAGTTGGTCTTGAAGTCCTACATTCAGTTGCTCGGTTCTCAGCGTCGGAGAAATTGTCTCTACAACATTCCCTTGCTGCGTATCCTCCGGAAGCAGATAGAAACGCCGGTCATTGTCATCAAGCGTCGGTTCATCGTCTTCCCACCTTGTAGCGGGCATTTTTACCATCATCATCATTGGGCCGTTTTCGAACTCGTTGACGTAGCAGTCATAGGCACAGTCAACGCCGCGCAGAACGTCGATTGCATTTGCATACACAGGGATACCAACCGGAAGCAGGTAGTCAAGATTGTTTGCGATGTTCGGTCTGTCGATGACGAACTGCCTCTTGTCGCTTCCCGTATGTACCACAGGGGGTATTCGCTCAAAGCCCGGAACATCGGTAAGCAGTGCGTCGGCAAGCGTTTCGTTTTCGTATCGGTAAATGCTGTTCTCGATGACGTAAAGTCCTTTTTCGTCTTTCCGGTGAATCTGCAAATACAGATAGTTTTTTCCAGCCCGTGTGACAACGCTGTCAAAAGCACACTCTGAAATAAAGCCATTCTGCCAAGCCAGCGGAAAAATGTGCTCAATAGTCACATAGTCAAGGGCTATGCCGGAAACATCGCCCGGAATGGTCTCTCCGCTCTCGTTGACCGCTTGGCCGACCACACGGGGGATATACGCTACAGTTCCAAGCGCGGATTTCATTTCCTGCATTTCGTTTGCCTTGACCGTGAAGTTGTTCGACGTCAGAACCCTGTCGATAAACTCCTGTTCTTTCTGCCCCTCAAGCGTGATCTGGACTTTCTCGTTCATCAAGAGGTTCGCCCAGTCCTCACAAACCTTTTTCGCCATGCCGAGGCTTGCACGGTTGCACTTTGTCCACTTATGTCCGTTATATCGCCGGTATTGATGGAACCCCTTGACTTTGCCGACGTACCACGACTTCCAAAGGGACACGTATGTATAGAATTCCTCTGGGATTGTCGTATACCCGAGTTCCTTTAATTTATCGATAACCGTCATGCAATAACTCCCATTCTACGGCTCACAGGCTCTAAGGCGTACCGCGTCGCGTCAATCAGATGATTGTTCGCGTCCGGGTATCCGCTGATAATATCGCCGTCTTTGTTTCTTTCATATTCGTAGCCCACGAACTCATCGTAGGCATGTGGCGTTCGTTTTCTATCAATGACAATCGTTCTTCTCTGCAAGAACTTCATGCCGTATTCGACCGAGCCGGGTCCCTTGACCGCCTCATACGCAGGCAATCCCATTGCCCGTAGGTCAGCCACGCTCTTTGGCTCCGCGCTGTCACAGATGACGCGCAAATTGCCATATCCGCGCTGTTTGATTATCGTCGCGCTCTGCTCGTTCGAAAGCTTATTTTGGTATATCTCGTCAAGCAGGTAGATTGTTTCCCTTGCTTTGTCGTAATGCAGCCGGATAAACGCAAATGGGTCTGGGAACCATCCGAAATCCACGCCCTGATAGATTTTATCGAATCTGGAAACTTCTTCGTCCGTGATCTCCCGAAGTTCGAGCCTGTCAAACACATTGCCGCCGGTCCCAACCGGGATACCGAGGTATTCATGCTGATACGCCCGCTCGTCAGTGGCTTTCAGGTGTTCAGCCTCGTCAATAAACTGCTGCCCCAGCCACTCTGGCGGTGCTTCAAGATACGTTGACTTGTGGCACAGCCTGTCCGCGCGTTCTTCCAAGCTGTCTTTGTTTGCCCAGTTGTCGCGGCTGATCGGCGGGTTATAGCTTTCAAAGTTCCAAAACTTAGAGCCGCCGCGCATCGTAGACTGTAAGATCGTTCGTATTTCCGCACGCCCCGCAAACTGGTCTTTTTCCTCAAAGTGCGTAACAGCGATATAACCAAACGGTACCTTAATGGACTTGATTTTCATTGGGTCGTCCGCACCCCGGAACATGATCTTCTGGCCGGTAGGCTTGTATATCAGTTCCATCGGGGAAACCTTTGCTTCCCAATATGCCGCCATGCCAAGCTCACCGATTGCCCATATGTACTGCGAATAAACGCTATCGCGTATGGTATTCGCAACCTTTCGCAGCACAAGCGCGTGTGTGTTTGGGTTGTTTATCAGCAGCAGGGGAACGAGTACAGACACAGTGGAGGACTTCAACGACCCACGCCCGCCACTAAAATCGTAGTGCGTGTGACCATGCTTGAAAACATCGCGTGCAACTTCGTAAAACGCAGAGCCGATTTTTTCGGAAAGTCGGATTTTAGACATCGATGATCACCTGCACCACATCTTTATCGTCGTTTCCGGTCTTTTCCTGCACCATCGCCCATTTGTCGATCAACGTCCCCATCGCCGTTGTGATCTGGCTCAGGTTCGCCGCCTTCAATTTATCCGGGTCATTCAGCAGTTCCAATCCCTTCCCGATGAAAGAGCATACAAGGTCTTTATGCGCGTCCATGTAGGCTAGGACGTCTGCTGTGTTCTCTTCTTTTTTCTGCTCACACTTTCCCACAATTTCCGCATTTGCAAGAATAATGTTCTTGACTGTTGTAGCGGACACTCCATTTATTTTCGCCGTGGCACAATAGTTGTTCGTCTGAACATAATCCGCCAGTATTTTCTTTTTCTGCCGGTCTGTCAGTCTCGCAGCCATAATCACCACCTCGAAATAGTTATCCTTTTCACGCTCCACCGGATTGCGGTTTCCGGTGGAGCTAAGAAAAAGGAGGTTCCGCAGTACGCTGCGTAGCCGTTGAAAAGGATGAGAACGCAGAGGATATACCTCTACGCTCTCAACGATACACTATGTTTAAGGCTCTCTTACGCAAACTTTTGAATATAAACCACGTTTTTCTGCCACCAAGTAGATAAACTGCCTATGCCATTCCTGAGCTGTACGCTCCGAAACATATACCACCATCGCAGCGCCTTGTAAGGTGTGTGTACGCTTCCAAAGGACCAGATCAATAAGCTTCAGCCGTTCCGCACCATCGGGAAGCTGCTTTGTTTCCTCGACAGCAGCATCTACCGCGTCGATTTCCTCTCGCGTCATAAGCGTACCGCCCTTGTAGCTTCGTACCATCCATTTTGCGTAGCCCCACCACCCATAGCGCGGTTTGCTCACCCTATCAGCCCCCTTACTCTGTTCCGCCCAATATTTTCTTGATATCCTCTGCATTGATTTTGACAATATCCATTACAACGTCGCTCATAATGTTAGCGGCAAAAATAGCTTTGTCTTGCCCCGTCGAATTGAAATATCCTGTCTTTGTTGTCCCATCCTCCGCAGTAGCAACAATGCAGATCGATGAGGGCTTGAAATCTAACACAGTTTTTAGGGATTCTTCCAGCCATGCGGAATACTCCTGCTTTGTAATGTCCTCCATTATTGTTCTGTCTCCTTTTTGAAGCTATCCTTCAAGCACGCACACAAGAACGCCCCGTTTGTCATCATGTGCCAGAGTGACGGCAGGCCGGATTCTTCGTCAACGTGCGTCGGGTCATCCCAGATTGCCAGAATGTGCCGTAATAGCGCCTCGTGCCATCTCTCCGGCTCAATGCTGCGCCAGTCCTCCGCGTCGCCGTATTTCTCAAAGCCGTACATGCGCGTTTCCAGGATCGCAAAAATGGCTTCCACGGGGACGGTGGACGGTCTGGGCTTTCCGCCGTCAAATTTCGCGCCCTTCAACTGCTCCATGCCTACATTCCTCCATCCGCTTCCGCTCGTTGTATTCTTCCTTATCAATTTCAATCCAATCATCTTCGCCTGCCTTGAAGAAGCGGTTGATTTCTTCCCTGTCTCCATTCGGCATCTTTACATACCAAATTGCCACCGTATCGAAATCACCATTTTTAGGGTCAGTCAATGCCTCAGAACAATAAACCATAAATGGTCTGTCAGACGGCATATATGGCATTGTGATTGGGAATTTTTCATCGAGAATTTTGTCAATCAGACCATTGTGCCACGTAATGTCGGGATCGTTCTCACCGATACATACGAATCGGTTGATGTCTTTGTATTTGATGGTCCCGTCGTCGTAGATATACTTAAACAGGCTGCTCATGCGCTTGCACTGCTGTGTGGTATATCCGATCTCATACTCATACCGACCACAATCCTCCCAAATATCCGGCGTATCTTCGATTGGCGTCATCGCCTTACCATCGATCAAACGGTTGAGAATATATTTTGTGATCATGATACTCGTGCCACTATGAGCATCGTCTAGCAAGCTCTTAAATGCTTTGAGTGCACTTGCATAGCAGGCACATCCATAATTGAATTCATCATCAAATTCTTCCTTGTGGCGGTTTTCACGGTTCCGCTTGTATGCGAGTTCAATTTCTCGTTTTGCCCATTCACTCATGCCCATTTTTCGTTACCTCCTTCAATCTTTGCGCCGAAAGTGCGCTGTATGTTTCCTTTAGAATTTCCACCGTGTAGCGCACCTCGCCGCAGCTTTCGCATAAATATCTTCGTGTTCTGATGATCCGCTCGCTGGTCGGCCTGCTGTCTTTGCACCGCATCTTTTTATTGCAGCCCGGGCAAATCATAGCTGTATCCCCCTTATGTACTTATCAAAATACGTCACAGCCACCGCCATAGCCGCCCACATATCTTTCGCAAACTTCGTGCCGTTCACATAAAAGAAGCCCGGCTCTTTTTTCGTCCCTACACCTCCGTATCTGTCAATCAGCGCTTGCCGGATATTCTTATCTTTCGCGCTCAGGCAGCCGCACAGGTACAGCTTTTCTTCTCTCCTGTATATCCTTTTCGGCTCATATCCGCCAGACCTCAACGCAATTTCCCAGAATCGCCCGACCCAAACGCAGGTGTCAAACACTTCCTGTCCTACTGTTTGCCCCATCCCCTGCACCATCTCGATTGCAACGTCTATGCAGTTTGCATAAAGCTTCCAGTCAAGCATATCTGTCACTGCCGGATTCTCGATTTTCCCGACCTCCAGCACGCGGCGGATCTCCTCGCCGTCGTGCTCTACGAGGACATACCCGGATTCCATATTCCCCGGGTCAATTGCCAGTATCGTTCCCACCTTGCAGCCTCCTTCCGGTCTCGCACGGCTTCATCTCGTCGCAATCGCCGTATTTCGCGCAATGTGCTGCAAACAGCCCCTTGAACTCCGGCAATTTGTCGATTACAAGGCAGCACATCATTTTCACAGCCTTGCGCGTCTCATCTGCCGCCAGATAACACAGTCTCTTCTCCGCAATCGCCATCAGTTCTTCGGCGTTCATGTACCAGATCATGTCTACCGGCGCGTCCTGCCGCGCTGCGTTTCGGTCGTATTCGTTCTGCCGGTCATTCCGCTGTGACCGGATAAACGGCTGTGCGTGGACGTGGCGGGCTAAATGGGTGCTTACCCAGTACGGCACGCCCTCAAGATAAAACGCAAACTGTAACGTCCGAATAGGGCTGTGCCGAGCCCGGAGAATGGCGTGTTTCCACTCCATGTCCGGTGCTGTTTTCATCTCTTTGCCGATGGTAACCGAAGCGCACTGTTTTGCAAGCGCCCAGTCCTCATCGGTGGGATATTTCAAAAGTGTAATGTTCATTCTTCCCTCCGTTCTCCGCAGCTGCAATACCCGTCAGGCTCCGGGTCTGAAAGCCCTCTCCGATCTGCGCAGTACGGGTCATTTTCTTCATTCCGACGGAAATTCTTGCAATCTTGGCAACGCACGACCGGTTCAGCGTCTACCGATGGTGCATATGCAATCAGCTCCTGAATTTTCTGTCGCGCTTGGCTCAACATTACGCGCGTGATAACATTCTCGGTTTTGCTCCGATCTTCCATGTACTTTTCTTCTGCTGCGTCGTATAGCCGGTTCGCATCAATCAGCCACATTATTGCTACCTCCTGTATTTGTCTGATACTCGCCGTAGCTGCAAAAATCCGTTTCCTTCCGCCAGAAGCCATCGTTTGTTCTCAGGCAGATCATAGCGCCGTTCTGTTTGCTGTCGTATGAGCCGTATTTGCAGTCCTTGCAGCGAAGCACCATAGCGTAATCTTCTTTCATCACGTTTTTGAAAATGTTCAGAGCGATTTCCACCTCGTCCGTGTTTCTCACCATTTGCACAAGCTGCGCTTTGCTCATCTTGCACAGATCGTTCAGCATCTGCTCAAAATCACCCATTGTCTGCGTCCTCCATCCAGCCGTCCATGCGTGCCCCGCAGTGCGGGCAGTAATCCATTCTCGCGTCAAATCCGATGTCGCACGCCGAGCAATACTGGATATCTCCTGCCGCTTCGCTATGGAACGGAATCCACTTCGCGTGAACCACCTCCGCAACGTCGGCGGCGGGCATATCTTGCAGCATATTTGCTGCGTCCTCATACGCATCGGCGTAAATACCAGATTCGCCGCCGAGTTCTTCAAACGATTCGCTCATTTCTGCTGCTTCCTTTTTCATCAGCTTGATTGCTGTGTCGCGCCGGATATAATCAGTCATAATCCATATACTCCCTTCAGATTCTGTTGCAACTCGGGCGGAAGGGCGTAAAACGGCATGCATCTACTCAGGATCTCTGCTTTCAAAAGCCGCTCCGCCTGCCGCTTAGTCAGCCGCCGCTCTCGCTTCTTCGGCGGCAGCTCGCCTTTTGCCGCTGCAATTGCGGTCGGGTTGTGTTTATGTTGGCCCATCGATTGGCCTCCTGTTCCAGGCAGCTGCTGCCTCATTGCGTTCGTCAACAATGGTTTCGATTTCCCCGGTCCCAGACAAACGTATTGACAGCTCATAATCTATTCTGGTGAGCCGGACGGGGCAATCTTGGCATTCTACTCCAAATCGCCATCCGACGATGCCTTTTCCATATTCTGTAGAGCTCACAACGACTTTCGCCTCCCCGCCGCAAAACGGGCACGTTTTCAGTTCATCCATCCTTCTTGTCCTCCATTTCCTGCAAAGCTTTCTCGGCTTCTTCGCGGCTCAAAAATACGGTCTTGCCGAATTCCTCGAGCCAGATAAGCGCGAACTTGATAGGAACAACGCCAACTGTAAAACGTCCCGGCGTTTGCTCGATGTATTGCAGCCGATAAACCGTATCGCCCACCTTGCACGGCAGAATCAAGACGCGCCCGTCCTTGTCGGCTTCGGCAAGCTCGCGTAGGCGGTCAAACCCGCCGCACAACTCGGCAATGTCCTCGTAGGCCGCAAGTCGATCAACAAAATCCGCCTGGTACTGCACTCCGCTGAAATTTACCCGCCAGTATCCGTCTTTGAAATAAGTCAATCGTTCCATAGCTCTTCCTCCACATACCGCCAGCTCTGCGGCGGGCGTGTGATGGGCCCGGGCGCAAGGCCGTATTTTGTCTGCCGCAGGCCGGTAAACTCCCACAGATCGCGCGGGTGATCGTAAATGCGCAAATCTGAGATGTGCCAGCCGAAGCCGATGACAGCTCCGAGATACTGGTGCAGCTCCGCAGGCTTTAGGCAGGTTGGCCGCGCAGCATCCGACGGGATTCTTCCCGCGCCGTTAATGTTGATGATCTCATCGCACAGAAACTCCCCGATGACTTTGCCGTTTCCACATTTGTAGATATAGCACTTAAACGGCGGGTTCATCTTCGGGCGCGTCTTACGCACCTCAATCGTTTTCTCGCCGCTTACGATCTTCTCGCACCACTTCGGGCGGATGCTGATTAAAACAGCTTTCATGCCTTTTCTCCTTCCCCCCCGGCGCTTCCGGCAAGCCGCGCCACGCCCAGTTTCTGAAATCGACGCACCCGGTAACAGAGTTTTCCGCACCGTTCACAGATTGCGTAATTTGTGTGATACTTCCCACCGTGCCGGTTGCTTCTGCGGCGTGTTACCTGCACATACGTATACTTGTTCAGCTTGTGCAGACCCATGCGGCAAAGAAGGGGACTTTTCATAAATCCACCTCCGGCGCTTCCGGCATCGGCATCCAGTGAGTAATCAAGTTCTGCGGTACGTCCCAGTTATCGCACGTCCATCCGTCGCTCGGGAAGTATCTGGCCATATCTACAATCGGGCCGCCCGCATCCCGAAAAGCAACGAGATACTTCTTGAGACGGTCTATTGGCAGTCTTTCCTCCACGCTGACCCACTGCGGCACTTTCTCCCGCAGCGCCGCATTCTCGGCGGTCAGGCGCTCGATCAGGTCAGCTGCACCAGCCATCATGTCGCCCATACAATCCTCGTTGTCAAACAATGGACATTCCGTACAAGCTTGTACGTCTGTTCTGTGGGAGCATATCCGCAGCGACTGCACGGTTTCCTTTTCTTCCATAGTTTTACATTTCCCCTCCTATTTTCCGTTTCCCTCTTGCTGCCCTCCGGCAGTTTCTCGCCCCGCCATCGGTCATCTGGCTTATGTCGATGATTTTGGCACGCTTGCCGTAGCCCGCGTTCCGTTCAGCCTCATAGGCAAGCCACGGCTCGCAGGTAGCGCCACATCCCGGCCCTCGATGTGGGCAATCCCTGCCGCATGGTCCGGCGTATTTTTGCCTGATCATGTCTTCCTCCTGACCTGCACCGTCACTTCCGCCTCCCAGCACTCCGGCGCGCGGATGACGATCTTCTTGTCTCTGCCTTCTTCCGGGTCGCGGACGCTGACCAGATAAAACGTCATGTTCTTGTTCTTCTGCGGGTACTTTTTTGCTCGGATAGGCTTTCCCAGTTCCGGCATCAGCCGGGGATAGAGCCCGGAAATGATATCCGGAATGACGATCCAAGTATTCATGCCCCATCCTCCATCATCTGCCGGATCGCCGCCCGCTGCACATCGGACAGCTCGTCCCCGTGGTGCTGCACGTTGTAGCCCGGCTTCTTGGCAGGCGTAGCTTTTGCGTCACTGCTTCGCTCCCAGTTCCTCACAGCGGCTTTCCAGTCCTTCATCTTCGTTTTGCCTACCATCCAGCCCTTTGAGCTATAAAAGTCGACAAATCGAGCCGCATCAACGCCGTTTCCCCGTTCCCGACAATAAGCCGCCACTTCCTCGACGCTCGGGGGCGTGAAGCGCGCCGCGCGCGCGTCTAACCCTGGATTCGGATTAGGATTCGTATTCGGATTAGGATTCGGATTAAGGCCGCAGTCCGCCGCATCTTGCGGCAACTCGCCGCAACTCGCCTCAGAATTCTTCGCATCGCCGCAAGCGTCCGCATTTTCCGGTCCGGGGAACTTCGGTTTGCAATCTCGGATTCTCTGATGTCTCGCCCAGCTTGGGAACAAAAAGTAGGGCTTCCCGCCTACCGTGTAGAGGGCAACGCAGCCTTTTGCCGCCAGCGCGTGGAGCGCAGACTCAATATCCTTTGCAGTAACCCGTTCTCGAAACGGGAAAACGTGGCCTTTTATGTATGCAGGGCGGGCGTCTCCCCGCCCTGCATCGTCCGCTTGCGTGATCAATCCAACCCAAAGCCGAAACTCAAAGTCCGTCAAAGACGCGATCCGCTCCGAATCACATAAGCTTTCTTTGATGATCCTGTTCGGCATATTTCAGCCCCCTTAGAACAGCAGGTCCGAATCGTCGTCCATCATCGTAAACCCGCCGGGGTTTTCCGGGTCCTTCGGCTCCGAAGATTTCTTTCCTTCTCCGAAGTAAACGCGGTTCGCCACGATCTCAGCAGACCGGCGCTTGTTGCCGTCCTTGTCCTTCCAGTCTCTGAGCTGCAACCGACCATCTACGACCGCCATGCTGCCCTTGAAGAAGTATCCGCTTACAAAATCAGCGGTTCCCGCCCACGCGACGCAATCAATGAAATCCGTCTCTTTCTCTCCGCCCTCCGGCGTAAAATCGCGGTCAACCGCCAGCGTGAAGGATGCAACGGACGTTCCGTTCGGCGTCTTTCTCAACTCCGGGTCTCGAGTCATTCTGCCCATAATAACAATGCGGTTCAGCATTCGCCGTCCTCCGTATCCGCCGCATTCTCTTCCGGAGCGCCAAAAATGACTTTCAAAACATCGTCGAAACGATACGAGGGCATCTTCTTATACGATTCAGCGAGCATGTCGAGCGTCAGGCACTTCTTCGCCAATTCCTCATACTTTTCCGTACTCAGTTTTACATAGGATTCCATAATTACGTTCCTTTCTTATAAATGTGGTTCAGCATGCTTCCTCCTTACAGCATGACTGTTACGCGCCCAGCTTCGATCTCGTCGGCAAGATGTTCCTCGAGGTATTCCTTGATCGTCTTCCGCGCTTCCAGCTTCCACATACCGCCGTCTGCCTCAACGAACGAAATGCCTCTTTCGTCAATTCGGATAAGGAACAGTCCAAGCGGCTGCTCAATTTCCTGGAAGGTTCTGTACGGGCGAAGTTTTACCAGCGGGCGAATCGTCGCGTTGGCCTGTAAGCTCACACCCTTCTGCGTGACAATCGTCGTAGCGACGCCAATATCGTTATAGGTGATCTTTGCGCCGGTCGTGATCTGCGAAAGCAGCTGAAGCGTATACGCGCGATCTTCCGAGTCTTGAAATCTGGTTTGCAGCGCGACTGCCGCCCGTTCGAACGTGAGTTTTGTTTCCGCATCCCAGCCGGGAACGTCCGTCGCACGAACAAAATACGGCGTTAACCGCTCAAACGGAGTATCCATATCCGGGGTTCTGAAAGCCTCAACGCAAAGATGCGATGGAATCTTGATAAACAGCTGGCCGTCTTCGGCATTAGCTGTTCCCTCCCGTAGGATCATCTTGCACAGCGCGTCGAGACTGTTCAGTTCAAGCGTTTTCGCGCCGTAAACATCCTCGTGGATTTCCTTGTAGTTTCCATTCGGCAGGACAGCAAACGTGTGGTCTCCAATTTCCAAAACCTGCGGCTTCGCCATAGCCTCAATTTTCTCGATAGCTTCCTTAATCATTTCATTTTCCTCCTTACGCATTTCTAACCAAATTCAAGACGGGTGCTACTTCCTGTTCTTCGCCCATCATATCCAGCTGGCCGGGCACGTTCGGTACCATTTCCACCGCCGTGACCTCGCCAAATTCATTTCCGGTGATATAAAGTGATGTCGCAACCGGATTTGTCGGGCAAAGAGCGCTTTTCACGCCGCAGGCAACCGATACGGTCTGCCGGTTGGAGTCTGGGCGGAACTCAATGGTAAGCTGCACTTTCCGCTTTGCTGTAGCCTCTGTGTTCGGGTCAAGGATGTTGTCCACGACCTTTGTCATTTCGTAGTCGATTCTCTCCATAATCGCTCCACGAGCCATTTGGAGAATGCTTGTCCTTGTGTCTTCCATGATCTACATTCCTTTCTTGTAAATAAGCTTTTCTTCATCCCACCCGGGATATTTCATTTTTAAGTAGCGTCTGATATACGCTTTCATGTGCTCGCGCTTCGCCGACTGGTCGAACTGCTTGTGGCAGCCATCGCACAACGTCACAATGTTCTCTTCGATCCCAAGCCCACCCTGCGAGCGTGGGATGAAATGACACCACGGATTGCCGGGGCGGAGGCAGACGATGCAGCGCCCGCCGTCGCGCGCCCAGACGGCCTTCTTGACCTTCTCAGGTATCTTTGTCGCCTTCGTTTCTTTCCTCATCCTGCCTCCATTCCAGCGCCATACGCTCGAGTTCTTCCGGCGGGAGCGTCTCAATGCCCTGCTGTTTGCAGTCCTCAACGACCAGATCAATGAGCCGCGCCATCTGCTTTGTGTCGTAGGTGCTCGAGCCGTAGTAGCAAATGACGTTCGTGCAGCCCGGAATTTTTGACGCCATAATCTCCGTACACCATCCGAGACCGCGCGATTCCCAGCCTTCTCGAAATCGCTTGACTGCTGCGTCCGGAATGCAGATCGTATCGGAGTTGTCGCCAACGTCTGGGATATAGTGCCGGTAGACCTCTTCCGGTGGAATCCCAACCTTGACGGAAAGCTTATTGCAAAGCACCCAAAGATACCGGTTTGCCTCCGGACTCCGCTCCTTGCGAAATTCCTTGATCGTGACCGTGTACTTCTTCTGCGGGTCAAGTTCCCCGGCTACCATCCGGGCTTGTCCGGGCAGCTCCGGCCGGAGTTTCAGCCAGCTCCCCGCCGCGTCCATGCTCCACGAAGCTTCAACGACATTCAGCTCTCTCATGCCTTACTCGCGCAGTTCCAGCAAAGGCATCTGCCAAAGCGCTTTCTTGTCTTTTCCGCTACAGCCCTTGCGCTGAACTGAGAACCTCCCTCAACAACCTGTGTGATCTCCCCGCCGCAATCCGCGCAAATCAAAACCTTTGGCTGGGCTTGCTGCTTCTCTTTCGGCTGTGCGGTCTGCTTCTGGTATTCGTCTGTGTCGGCGTCCTTTGTATCGTCGATAGCAAACAAGCCGTTGAGTGCATATTTCCGCGCGTAGGATGAAGCTGTACCGGTAATCTGCGGCTCATCCATACCCTTCTTGCTTTCCGGTTCGCGGGCAAATGCCGTTGTAATGACGCTGCTTTCGCCGTCTGACAGTTCAGCTCTTGCCATGACATAGATTCGCCCGCCGGTTTCCGCGATACTGTCCGAAATCGTCAGCGTGCAGCCAACGGTTTTCAGAAGCGGCTTTACCGCCTCTAAAATGCTCTCGCAGCTGCGGTATTTGTAGCCGCCAAAGTTGTTTGTCTTATCCTTCGGTGCTTTCAGTTCTGCTTGAATCTGAATCAGTTTCTCGTTGATCGTCATATAACCCCTCCAATTCCAATCGGCACCAATAGCCGCGGGCAAACTCGTTGACAATATATTCCCCTGTCAATCTGCACTGTTTCCGGCTGTAGGTCTCAAAAAACGGGCAGAACTGGCAGCAGATGTGGTCTTGATCAAAATAGACGCTGACGCGCGTTTCGACCGGAATATAATCAACGCCGGAACGTCCTTTTTTCATAGCCAAGTTCCTCCAAAATGTGCCTTGTGCCAAGTGTTTCTACCAGAACAGCGATAATCTGGTTGTTCGGGTCACGGTCCTCTCTGTCTGTCAGATCAGCCATGTTCCCCTCGTCTCCGACCCAATACTCGCCGCCCTCATAAATCTCATTGCCGAACACATCGTACATGCACGGCGCTTGCTGTCTGTCTTCCATCATTCCACCAACCTGTATCTGGCATAGCTCGTGTCCTCGCCATACCGGTTCTTGCTCGTTTCCGTTTCCTTCTTGATCTCGTAGCCCTCACGCTTGAGATCAAAAATCCTCGCTCCCAGACGCATACAGCTGATGTCCCGAATCGCTTCCAGCTGCGTAATGCTTCCGAAGTCGCGCATATATTGCAGGATTCTCTCCGTCTGCTTCATGCTCACCTCCACGCTTCTGTAAACACCGTCCAGAACACGATATCGCGGTACGTGATCTTCTGCTCCTGCGGCGCTTCGGGCGGATTCGCGCATGTGTAGCGGAACCACTCCCGCCATCTGTTGCACATGCAATTCTCCCCGCGCCCCTTCGTGCAGCTCTCACAAGGATGCTCCATATCATGCCCCCGTCAGTACCGCGCCGACGAAGAAGCACGCCGCCGCGCCTCCAAGCGTGACCGCCGCCCGGAACAGGCCAAAGCCCAGCATAACCGCCGTACCGCCAAGCAGCATACACGCCACAGAGAAGCAGGCCGTTTCCGCGATCTTCATCAGGCTCTTTTGCCGCTTGCGAAGCCGGACGATCTCATCCCACCTTTCGCCAAGCTCGCGCTCCCGCGCCGCCCGGTGGTTTAATTCCGTGATAATCTCAACGTCACTCATTTTCTCATCCTCCTTAAATAATCTTCCTTGCCGAGTGGGGCTTTTCTGTTTGCTGCATAGCCTTTGCGTCTCTGAGCCCTTCGCAGCCCTGCCGTCGCGATACCAATCCTCGCTCTACTTCGCCTTTGCGCATCGGTTCTCCGCGGATCACTAGCTTCTCCTTTGCCTGTCAGAGCAAAGCGTGCGTTACTACGCCATTGCCTATCGTTGCTCCGGTGTGCTTTGCCGTTGCCAATCCTTGCTTTACTTCGCCCTTGCCACGCGCTCTTTGCGATACTTCGCCTCTGCTGCGCTTCTCATAGCTATTCCCTAGCATAGCCCTGCCTCGCTTTTCCATTGCAAACATAGCATCCCATGCCGCCGCGAAGCCAGCCTGTTCTTTGCCTTTGCGAGGCACATCAAATCTCTACAGTGCCGTTGCCACGAATTGCATACCAAAGCCTTTGCGTACCCAGCATTGCCCTACCAAGCCTTTGCTATGCGGAGCAGTCAATGCCACGCCATCGCTACGCTTTGCACACCACGCCGTTGCCGTTCGATGCCTGTCCTCGCCGCTCGCTGTCATGCCTCTCCCTCGCGAAACTATGCGGTTCCACGCCTATCCGTTGCTTTTCGAAGCGTTTCGAAGCTTTTCGTAGCGTTTCCTTTGCTCTCATAGCTTGTCTAAGCCTTCGCTGTGAATCGTGCTGCTGTGCTTTGCCGTTGCGCCGCCGCGCTCGGCTATGCCCTCGCACTTACTCGAGCACTTCGTAAGTGAACCGTCCCTTTCCGGAGTTTCGCCACTGGCCGATGCCTCTGAGCCGTCCGTAGTCCAGCCATTCCAGGACGATATCCTTGTGCGCCTTTTCGTCCAGCATCGTAATTTCAAACTCGATCGTGCTGCCCGCCGGGATTTCCTCCGAGTTCGCAAGCGCCACACGCTCGCCCTGCGGGGTCGGTGCTCTCAAAGGCCGCTGGCATTCACCGATCTCACCGTTCGTCTGAATCGGGATGTGACGGGGCTCGACGAAAATCAAACCGTCAATGATCTTCTTGTAAGCTTTCAAGCTCGAGCTCTTTGTGCTTTTTACTCTTGCCAACATGCCGCAAGAGTCTTTGAAGAACCCCTTGATCTGGTAGTCATACAGAACCGGGCACCCGTTCGCGCGGGGGAATACCGTCATGCCCTTGTCTGCCACAACGTCCGCGCCCAAAGCCGCGATCTCGTCTTCGATGGTAGAAGCGTCCGGCGCTTTCGATGCGATGAAATCCCGCGCCACATTCTCGTTGCTCGGCCACGTGCCAAGCACAGGCTCCAAAAATGTTAATCTGACTTTCATTTGCGTTTCCTCCCTTTTCGTTTGTTCTTAGATTTTTGCAAGCGCCAAAACCGGATACTTAGTAATCAAAGGAGTCCAAAAACTCCTCCCGCGTGATTCCAAGCCGCTTGCAAATTGCGATTGTCCCTTTCATCTGCTCTCCCAATGGCTCGCGCATTCGCTTTGTCAGCGTCGTTTTGCTTGATACCCCGGCGAGTTTAAGCAAGTCGTCCAGTTTTACGTTTCTCTCCTTTACCCTCCCGTAAATCAGGCGGGACAGGTTCTTCGACGTATTGTCCCGGCCGAGCTTTACCGCTGGCATGTTATTCCTCCTTTTCCGTTTGAGCCTCTTTTACAAGGCTCAAGGTTCCTTCCGTTTTCTCGGCTTCTGTAGCAGCGAGTCGACCGATACGCCAAAATAGTCTGCAATCGCTTTTACAGTGTCGATGCGCGGGGCAGCGTCCTTTCCTGCCCACTTTCCGATTGTGCCGTTGGCAATGCCGCACGCCTTTTCTACGGTCGCAATATTCGTCTTGTGCTTCGTACAAAGGCGCTTGACATTCTCATAAATCAAAAAAATCCCTCCAATCTGTACGAATACTACTTGACAGAGGTTAGAAGATAGTCTAATATAAGCGTGTCAAGGCAATTAAATATCTCCTAAAAGTCCGTCTTGGTGAGGGGCTTGGTTTTTTGTACCCTTCACACGTCTAAGTATAATAGACTTAAGTCGCATTGTCAAGAAGAAAATCTGATTTTTGTCTAATTATTTTTATGGATTTGCATTTACGTCTAAAAGAACTATGTAAGAGCAGGGGAACAAGCATTGCCGCCCTTGAAAGTCGGCTCGGAATGGGGAACGGCACAATCGGAAAGTGGTGGAAGAACGGCCGCGTTCCGAACTATGCAAACCTGTCAGCTGTAGCCAATGCTCTCGAAACAACTATCGCCTACTTGACCGGCGAAACCGATGACCCGTCTGCGGGCATAAAAAAAGAGCGCCCCGCCGATGGCGAAGCGCGTGTCTGTGATTTGCCGGAATCAATTCAGAAGATCATAAATATTTGCCTAGATCGTCCTGAACTTGCGTCTGCGTTATTAACTCTTGCGCAGCAGATAGAAAAAGGTTGAGTTTCTCTGGTGTAAGTCTCATAAGTGTTTCTGTCAATTCTTTAATCGTTGCGATTTCCTTTTCATCCATTATAATCTCCTGTCTCCACTTCCGCCGTCCTTTTCTTAACCTCCAAATTTTATCGTTTCTTTTTGTGTAGATTTGTTCTTGAGGCTGTCAAACTCTGTTGGTAAAATCGTAGTATCAAATCAAATTTTGACTATGAGGGATTTTTACAATGAAAAGAATGCTTGCGCTTTTTCTCGCTGTGCTTCTTCTGACTGGATGCACGGCAAAAACCGCGAAGAGAGAACCAGATAAAGAGAGGGAACAAGAAACAATCGCCGTTCCTGACGCAAAGGTTGGCTCTTCTCCAGAAGCGCCGGAGCCCGCAGAATCGATTCTTCAGGACCAGCCCGAGGTTCCCATCTCAGATAAAACCGCGCAAACGTCTTTCGGTGATTCCACTGCTTCCGATATCGAACCCGATGCGCTAGACGCTCCGATTGAAGCATCCGAACCAACCGAACAGCCTGTTTCGGAAGCTATTGCTTCCCCGGACGCTGAGCCAGTTACAGAAACAACGTCACAGAAATCATCCGGTGTATACGTTGGAAGTGTTGACTCGGATAAATACCATAATCCTAGTTGCCGCTTTGCAAAGGAAATCCTCCCAGAGAACGAAATCTGGTTCGATAGCACAGAAGATGCACAGAATTCTGGGTATTCACCTTGTGGAGGCTGCCACCCTAAATAATATTATAGCGCAATGTTTACACCCAAAAATAGAAAAGAGGAAAATAAGATGGACACTGTAGAAAGACCCGTTCCAACCGAAAATCAAAAGTTTTGCAAATTTTGTGGTGCGATCATCGACAAGGACTGCGTGATTTGCCCGAAATGTGGAAAACAAGTTGAAGAATTAAAGTCCGCGCAGCCGAACGTCGTAATCAATAACACGAACACAAATGCGAACGTGAATACTATCCGCGGGTATGGTCGTCCGAAGAACAAATGGGTTTCATTCTTCCTTTGCCTTTTCTTCGGTATGATCGGTGCACATAAATTCTATGAGGGCAAAGTTGGAACAGGAATCCTGTATCTCTTTACACTTGGGTTGTGCGGGATTGGATGGGTCATTGATACTATCGCAATCTTGCTGAAGCCGAATCCTTATTACGTCTAACTCATAAACTTAGAGTTCTGCCACTGCTCCCGTGTCTCGCCTACATCTGAGACACAGGCAAAGAGCATAGGTGCGCCCTTGATGTAGTCCAGGCTTAGACTGTGGACGTCTTTGAAAAGCGCCCCGTCTACGATGATGTTTACTTTCCCGTTTTCAAAGCGAATATTGATGCTCTGCATTTGGTGTACCTCCATATTTTAGAACGTTCGTTCAAGAATTTCAATTTGGAATCTTCCACAAAGAACACCTTGCATTTTCTTCGTCCGGTAACCCTCGTAAGCGGCAATTATGGGACAGACTATTTTGTATAATGGAATGTTTAAGATCGCCCCACCGTCGCTCCCCCGGCGGTGGGGCTTTCTCACGCGCCTGTAACCAGCATAGCAAAAGCGGCAGAAATGTCCACCCTCAAATTGGTAAAATCATATCCGTGGCGGAAGAATCAGCGAAATATATGTGAAAATGGAGGTATATCATGTCGGCAATTCAGGAACTCGCCCCATATTTTTCTACATATCAGAGGAACATAAAGCGGGCGAAGGAATATCAGCATTACACCATCGACAGACTTGTCGAAGAATCCGGCGTTTCCAGATCGGCTGTGACGAAACTCTGCGCAGGAACGCAGCAAGACCCGAAACTGTACAATTCTGCCGCGCTATGCCTCGTTCTCGGTCTGTCGCTGGATGAGCTGTGCGGGCTAAAACCGCCTACTGACAGTCCAAGCGAACTACAGGAGCGGAACCACAGGCTTGAACTCGAGAACGTCAGAGCGGCCGCCGCAAACGAAATGCAGCGGGCGCAGATCAAAGCCACACACGCTATCTGCTACCTGCTGGTCTTTTTCTGTGCCATGCTTGCGTTTTCGCTGATCGTGTACCTTGTTATCGATTCGCAAATCACAGACGCTGGCATAATCCGGGGTGGAAGGCTATCTGTAATGGCGTGGATATTTATTGCCTTGATTGTCGCGTCCATACTGGCCGTAGGCTTCACCATTCTTCGTATCGTCAAAAAGGAGATCCGAAATGAAAAAGCTGAAAGTCCCAGAGGCTGAAAAACTGCCGTCCGGCTCTTACCGCTGCCGAGTGATGGTAAATGGGGAAGCGAGGTCGTTCACTGCCGGAACGAAGCGAGAAGCAGAGCAGGCAGCTTTAGAATACAAAATTGGTATCCTTTCTGCCGAGGAGGCCAAGCCGGAAATAACAATCCGCAAAGCCATAGACGAATACCTGGAATTCAAGAGCGGCACTCTTTCCCCAGCGTCTATTCGCGGACACAGAATCAAGCAACGGTGTTACCTTCAACCTATCATGGATGTCCCCTTATCCAAACTCTCCGTGAGTGCTATACAGCAGGCGATCAACGCCGAAAAATGCAGCCCGAAGACCATCCGCGAGACATGGGCGCTGATACGTCCGGCGCTTAAGCGATATGGTGTATCATACGAAGTGGCGCTTCCCGCCATCCAATCGGACGAGCACGCTTTTTTGTCTGCGGAAGAAATTCCTGTGTTTTTGAAAGCGGCGGAAGGGAGCAAGTATGAAATCGCGTTTCTTCTTGCGCTGCACTCTCTGCGTGTGTCAGAAATCCTCGGTTTGCGTTGGGAGAACGTTGATCTGAAAAAGCAGTCCATAACGGTTCGAGGGGCTACCCTGTTCGACGAAAACAACAAGCTGGTGAATAAAGTGTCTAACAAAAACCGTTCTTCACGGCGGACTATCCCAATCATGATACCGAAGCTGTCGCAGCTGCTTTCAGAAGCAGAAAGATCGAGTGATTTTGTCATCGTTGCAAATCCGAACAGCATTCGCGCTGCATCAAATAAAATATGCAAGGAAGCGAATTTGCCAGAAGTCGGGACACACGGTCTGCGGCATTCCTTCTGCTCCCTTGCATATAAGCTTGGTATATCGGAAAAAGTCACGATGCAGCTGGGCGGATGGTCAGACTACGGAACAATGCGTAAAATCTATACACACATCGCACAAGCAGACATTTCCGAGTCTGTGCAGGAAATGAAAAAGTTCTTCTCTTAATTTTGCCACGATATTTGCCATGAAAATAAAAAGTGCAGTATTTTCAACTGGTTTAAAGCTCAATTCGAGAGTTCGAATCTCTCCTTCCGCGCCAAAGAAGAAACCCTGTAATCTCAAGTGATTACAGGGTTTTCCTTTGTATATCAAGGATTTCAGGCATTTCGCGCGTAACATTTATTTGCGATGCATATCAATTATTTGACACGCAAAACACAATTTTGACACGCATTTTTGCCACGGAATTTGCCACGCTTTTTGCCTCGTCATAGGGACTTCATTTTTCTTAGAACAGAATCGTATACCCTCCGGTTTACAAGCGAAAGCGTGTCCATGAGTTCATCAACCACCGCCCAAGCCTTTGCCGGGTCTTTCCCGGCTACCGCAAGCAAAAACTCACTGTCCCCGTAATCGCCCACGGTAGCCGGTTGCGCGGTAACAGGAGCGGGAGCGCCGGAGTAGTAACCCACATACCTACCGCCGTCGCCCCGTTCCTCTTCCTGCATCTTGTCGCGTATCACATATAGGTTCGCCAGTTTGGCATAATTGGGATAGCTGGATTCTTCGTATTCCAGCCGTGCTATTTCCTTTCGGATTTCGGCTTCATCCAGCATGTTTTTCCCTCCTTATGCTCTGTCAATCTGCTCCATGCAGCGGCGGATAGCCTCGCGCGTCTTATCATCGTCCGCGTCGCGCATCATGTCTTCCAGCGTCGAGCGCATATGCTCCCGAGCATCGGTCCGGCTGTATCGCCCCATAGAATCGCGACGCCTGCCACGGTAGGAGCTTCCGCGCCCATACGTGCCGCGCATGTCCGCCTCCCACTCTCCGTCACGCGAATACCCGCCATCCTCGAGCATTTCGATTTTATAAGTGTTCTTGATGGAACTGGTAAGCTTCTGGATGGCATCCAGATCGCCAGCGGACATTTCGCGCTTGTCGGCGATTTCGTCCAGCTCTTTGCAGAGCATTTCCCGAAGGTTTCTCAAATCGTACATATTCCTTCCTCCCTTCACGATACGCGCTCGACGATCATATTGCTATTTGCGAAACTGATCGCCTGTGCGCTGGTGTTCTTTGCTGCTACAGTCAGGCAGCAGCCGCGCGGAACTTCCACGAATGCAGAAACGTAGATGTTGAAATAGTTCTCAACAGCCGCAGGGGTTACGGTCGCTGTGGCGCTGTTCAAAGCCTCCCCGTTAATGGCGAGCGCAGCGGTGATAGCTCCGACTGTTCCGCCTGTAGGAATGGCGATATTCGCGCCAAAGGATACACGGAACTTCGCCTTGCACTGCTGCGTCAGACCACGCAGCGTAACAAGTCCGCTTCCGTCACGGTGGACGATACACGGTTTGCCACAAGCCGACGTGGAAATTAGAGGGACGTTCTGCCCAGCGGCAACAGTTTGAATTCCGGATGATGTAAATTCAGCCATAAAATCATTCCTTTCTGCCTCGAATTAGAGGCAATTAAAATAGCGGCGGGACGATTGCCCCGCCGCGTTGATCGAGTATCGGCAAGGAACCGATCATTTTCGTGACCTCACGAAAAAGCTCTACGTTATGGAGTTAAGCGCAGTTGCCGCAGCCGTAGTTATAGCCGCTATTGCAGCCTGCAAACTGGTACGGAGCCGGCACCGCGAACGACGGGACCGGACGCGGGTTATAATACGCCAGCTGTCCACTTACGTAGGACTTGAGCGTGTCGTTCTGCGCCGCCTGAGAAGCCGCCAGCTGCGCCGCAAAGAGCTGCTGGTTCTGCTCGGCAATCTTCGCGTCCTTTGCAGCCAGTTCCTGCGCCGTCAATCTCTGGTCGATGCTGCGGAAGCCGCAGTTCATCGCGTCGATGATGTCGCGAGTGCTGTTCTGCATCTGGTTGCGAGTGTCACAAGCCTGCGTCGCGAGGTTATAATTGATACCCTGAATCGCCTCTCTGGTCTCGCAGCAGCAGTTTGCAGCCTGCATCGCCATGTTGTTCAGCTGCTGCATAAGCGCGGCCTGCTGATTGCAGCGGGAAAGCTCCGCCTGAGAGAAGCCGGAAGTCACAGCCTGCGTTACACCGGCAAAGCCGTTAAGCATCCCCGTGTTCATCGCATAGAAGCCGTCGCAGACACCATTGTTCACGCTGTCAATCTTTCTTTCGATGTTCGAGAAGTCAGAGGCCAGAACATAGCCGTCAACAACGCCGCCGTTCCCTCCACGGTTGCCAAAGCCGTTTCCGTTACCCCAGCCGCAGAAAATCGCGAGGAACAGGATAATGATCCACCAGCCATTACCGCCGCCCCATCCGTTTCCGCCGTCCGAGTTTGCCGGAACTACAGGCATGTTCATAGGAATACCATCGCCATTCAAACTCATAGTTTTCTCCTTTCGTAGATTTTGAAATTTATCTCAATCGTGGCCACGATTTTGACCGTTCAGCTGTTCGGAATTTCTGAACTACTGCATCAACTGCTGAAACTGTCCAGCCATCTGCTGTAGCTGGTTCAACTGCTGCTGCGAGATTTTCCCAGACTGTACCAGCTTCTCAACCTCCGCCCTCGGGTCTCCCTGAAAGCTCTGCTTGAACTGCTGAAACTGCCGCATCATATTTTGAAACTGCCCAATAGCCCCGGGCATTTGCCCGCCGCCGAGTGCATTAAACAGTGGGTTCATTGTCTGCCTCCTTCGCCTTTCTAACGGGCTTGACGCTCAGAGCCGCCACCTTTGCCGCCAGTTCGTCAAAGTCCTTGCGGGTCACGTACTCCACCGTGGGCGCTGTTTGCGGCGCTGTGGGGCTCACGGGGGCTGTAGAGCGCTCTACGAGGTCATACGTTGTCATTGCTGGTTTACCGCTTGCGTCGGCTTTCTTCACATACACAACCGGTGCATTCATATCCCAAAGCGTGACAGCGTTATTCGGCGCGACGATAAATTCGTTTGCCGCCTTTTCGTTCGGAACCCAGATGATAGACTGTCCCCCGCTCGGTTGCTGTGGCTGTGGTTGCGGAGCAGGATACTGCATCGACGGCGCAGGCTGATACTGTGGACGCATCATTGGGTCCTGCATCATGGGCGGTTGATTGTAAATCGGCTGCTGATACACATAAGGCTGTTGTCCGAACATCATTTATCCTCCTTTTCCCAGTAGAACAGCGGGATTTCGTTCCCGGAATCCCAGCTATCAAAATACTTTCCGTCCTCTACGCACACGACGTGGCTTGATAGAGCTAGTACATACACACCGCGCGGATGGTCTCTCGCGAATTCCTCGACCGTATAGCAGTCCGGGCATGTGTTCGGCACAACATTCCGGGTAAATCCATGCTGCCGGAGGTACGCGCCCCAGACACTGTTTGCCGACGGCATGTCCCCCATTTTCAAACCCTGTAGGCAAAGCCCAACATATGTTTCATCCCAGCTCTTTCCCGTCGCCTTCGCAATCGCCCGAACGGTACAGTCTCCGACTTGTTTTCCTTCCGGGTTTGGATTGAAATAAGAAAAGCCCATACCGAACACTCCTTTGATGTGTCCAGTATGGGCTTTTTCGTATTTTCGTGTGCCTCAGTTGTGCCTCAATTTTGCTTATCTCGTCATCTCTTTAAAATATGCTATGCTCCAAACGCCTTGCTGCTCGAGTGTGAGGCATTTGTCAAAGTTGGCCGTAAACGTATCGATGTCGATTTTGCCGTACTGCTCGGCGATTGCGCGGTCGATATCGTCCGTTGCCTTGCCCATCGCGTGGAGCTTGCGGACCATAATGGTCGCCCACTTGATGGGGAATCTCTGCGCGTTGTCGATGTCGCTCTGGCTCCTTGTATTTGTGGCCTTGCGGCAGATCGCAAAGATCACGGCGAGCGCCTGAATCTGCTCGGTTGTCATAGTCGTCACCTCCCTGTTTATATACTCACCAATCCAGCCCCGCAGGAGCTCATTGGGTGTTGTCCCGTCCTCTTTTGCTGCCGCCTTAAATTCTTCAGCAAGCTCACGCCGCACTCTAGCGGCGACGTTTGTCATGTTTTCGGCCTGCCACTTTGCAGTGGCGCGGCGCTGCGAATCGCTCTGCATAGTTCCGCCTCCAATCAGCAAGGCATGGGGTCGTCGAGGTCCGCCGCGCGGCGCAAGGCTGCTTTTACAGCCTCAAGGTCGAAACTCTCAACGGGCTCCGAATTCGCAACCATCATCTCTGCCATGATATCGCCGGTTTCGTCCATGTAAACCTGCGCGTTCACGGCATTCGCGAAGCGGGTCAGCAGATCGGCTCCGTCTTTATACGGTGCCATTTTCTTTTCGCGGTCTGCTCTGATCGCCGCGAATTCAGTTTCCGTGATAAACCCTTCGCACATAAACTTGTGCGCCGTTTCCACCTCCGCATAAATCCTGCTTTCGAAAGTACTGAGTTTATTCGAGGCGTAGTAAAGTTTCTTCGTATCGATTTTCTTGGTTTCCATTTTTATTCCCTCCCGGCTTTCGCCTTGCTTTATCTTATGGCCTTATTATATAGTATTAAACACTATATGTCAAGTACTTTTTTGCAAAAATATAAAAAAATAAGCGCCGAGAAACCGGCGCTTATCTCAGTTATACAGTTTTTTGGATGTGCGCTGCATCTCCCGCACGATACCCGGCAGGCGGCGTTGCACCGTAGCGCGTCCAAGATACAGCTCTGTGGCAACGTCTACCTGTGGTAACTTATCCACAAAATACAGTTGCGCGATTTTTGCGTTCTCCCTTCCGAGATTTGCCTGATAGATGACGGTTTCCATGTCTTTCCTCGTCAAACAGCCAAGCTCCGGCGGGAGTTTTGCCCGCGCCTGCGGTGCCATAATAACACCACCTTACTTCATCGCAGCTGCGAGTTTTTTGAGAAGATCGTCACCGTACTTGTATCCGGCGAGGTAATCGATCGTGCTGTCTGTAAGACCGGCCTTCTGCTTGATGGTCTTCTTTGCCTCCTCGACGGCCTCGTCGACCTTTACGGTGTCGTACTCGACCCACGGGAGCTTCCCGTGCTTCTGCCAATTGCGGGCGTGGTGGCCTGCTTTCGTGCCGATGTTCTGGACGGCGGTGATTTGTGCGCCGTTGTCCCAGATCGGGGTGCATTCGACTGCCAGACCGTCACCGATGTACATGCCCCAGTGGCCGGGCATCCAGAGGCCTTCGCCGGGAATCAGCTTGTCCCATCCGATGCCGGACACGGCGTAGCACTTGGCGATCATACCGTCGGCGGAGACATCCGGCACGCTGTTCGAGGCGTATCTTGCACCGCCGTAGTAAGCGTTTTTGTTGCCGTTCCAGCCCCAAAGAATGCCCTTCGTGAGGTTCACACAGTCAAAGCCAAAATAGCCCTTGCCGATAAGATTGCGCAGATACGTGACTCTGCCGCCGGTGTACCAGTCCGGGTACTGGGCGGATTTCTCGTCAATGATCGTCTCGCCCACGGGGGAGCCGAAGCAGCCCCACATGTAGACGGTCTTGTAGTTCTTCGCAACGTCAATGTGCCTGCGCACAAGCTCGGATGCTTTCATCATTTCTTTTCGACCTCCTGCGGCGTACTCGCACTGTCAAGCACATCCTGCGTCTTCTGGGACTGGGTCCCGAAATAAAACGCGATAATGACGGCGTAGATCGTCATAAAGTCCTGCGAGATCTTACCGGCTACAGACATGTACGCAAACACGCCCGTCAGGACCAGCGTAACCAGAGACTTGACGCTGAGCAAATTGCCCAGCCGCTTTTTAATGTTATCCATATGTACCCCTTTCATTCTACCGGTTCATTTTTCTTTGCGAATACTCGTTTAAATGCCAGCAGGCCCAGCTCTGTTACTGCCGCGCCCCCGGCGTAGCCGAGCACGTCGGACAGGTCGACCGACGTACCAAGCTCCGGGTTGCTTCCGACTGCGATAAGGACAGCGATGGTTTTAAGCGCGCACGCCCAGATCAGCACCATCGTCAGGAGTCTGAGCAGATAGATGACGATGGTGCGCGCCATCTCGCCTTTGCTCCACTTGCCTTTTACCCGCATATCCGCCTCCCGTTTTATTGCGCGATGCTATGCTCGCACTGCGCCTCCAGCTGATGCAAAAACTTTTTTACATCGCCGTTTCCGCCCAGCTTGACGTATTTCTGCCCGGCAATCAGGCGCTCTGCCATCGGCATCTCCTCGGACATGATCGTCAACCGCAGGATTGCAAGATACTGCTCGTCCTGATGCTCCTGCATTTTGCCGAGCTTTTTGTCGATCTCTGCAAGGTGCGTATCCTGCGTCGTGGTCTTCCCGCGCTTTTTCTGTATCGCGCTGACGACGGCATTGACGACCGCCGTCAGCGCGGACGAGCCGAGCACGGCGCAGACGAGGGTAACGATGATGGTCTTGGTGTCCATGTGTTCTCCTTTCTCGCCCTCGGGCGGCTGTTATCCTTCTACATCCCATGCCTGCGGATACTCCGCGAGACTATATGCTGTGTCCTGGTTAGCTTTGGTGAACTTTCCGCCCTGCACTGCCCATTCTCCCGCCTTGTAAATATCGTGCGCGCCCGTCGGATGGACAAACTGCCGTGCCGTCTCGCGCGATGTCCCGTGATATGGCTTGTTGAACGTGTACCAGGCAGTCTTCCCCGGCGCGATATCCGGATAGACCGCGTTGTCATACGCCTGAAAACAAGTCCACGGCTCTCCATCAACAAGGAACGTTTCACCCACTGTGTGCTTTCCCGCCGTCCATTCCGGGTACAGTGCGGAACACCGGATGATCTCGTCTGCTGTTTCCAGCTTCACATCCTTCATCAAAAACTGCACCGCGTATGCTATAGACGCATCCAAGTCGTATTCTACCGGCTCCTGCGCCATCGGCTGCGGCAGTGGAATATTGGTAAGCACCCAGAGCCCATCTGTAATTTCCTGCCGGAGATAATCTGCCGTGTCGAATGTCTGCATCTGGAAGCCATTGTTCGTGTAGACCGCAATAGACCCGGACAGAGCAGAAACGCCAGCCAAGCTTGCACCCTCAAACCGTACCGTCCCATCTGTGCGCGTCACGCGGATATTCGGGTACTGTATAGACTGATTTGTAATGTACATTCTGATCTCCTATCCCATCGTGATATCGCAAATATAGTATGAGCCGCTGTTATTGGTTTTTCTATCGAATGCAATGGCTGCGTTCCCGGTCACCTTCAGTGCGTACGTTCCGATCCCGGCCATCACCAGTTCCCCATTGAGAGTTATCTTGCAGCGGGTCTCATTACCGCCTACATAGACGTCAACTGTCGCGTCCGGCTTCACTTCTACCGTTGCCGTCGCCGTATATTTCGTTTCTCCAATTGTCGCATATGCGTTTTGGGGACTAAGATCGCCGGATATATCCACTGTGAAGTGTTCCGGGGTCGGAAGACCTCTTCTCAAAAACATTCCCATAACGGCCTCCTAAAAGCAAAAGCAAAACGCCGTTCTAGTCGCCTCGGAGGTTATGCCTTTGCTGGATGGGGTACCCAAAATGCTAATCGCATAGACATTACTTCCGCCGGCGCGTGTCCGTGTCCACCATGCTACTTCTCCCCCCGCCATTTGCTTTACGCTATAAAGCTGATGGGAATAGTACGCATACTGCATACCTTCGGCAGCGTCTACGCCGGAATTACCAGGTTGTCCGACCTCCACTACCGACGGGAGAAACAATTTATCTGCTGTTGTATCGATACTTGAACCGTGTTTCGTCAGCTTGGTTACCTCTCGAATCCCGCTTTGTACCTCTGCCGGCATAAGCGCAAGGATCGCCGGAAGCGTTTCCGTCCGCATAATGCTATCGATCCACGCAGAGCCGCCGGTGATTCCGTATCGTCCCGCCGCATAACAGTCGTGCAGCTGGAGTGTCAGCGGTGCCTTGCCCGAGCCATCCGCGTAATCATCATGGTTCATGCCGATAATGTCGATTCGGTATTCTGCGCCGTTAATCGTCATGTTCTTCCAGTCATGCACCTTCCACTCTTGCGGGATTTGCTTACTCTGGCAGGCCGCTATGATCTGCGCCCACGACCACCCGGCAAACCCTACCGGCTTTTCGATCCATCTAGGGCTTCTTCCGCTCATCCAAATACCACCACCTTAATTGGAATGTTGATCTCCGGTGGCGCGCCGATGCACTGCGCGGTCAGACTGTTCGCACCTGTCGTAAAGTTACTGACGCGGGAGAACCCCGTCAGAAGTGCGCTGTCTGCGTCCTTGTCCATCCCGGAAAGTGCAACGTCCCACTGCGGGTCAACATCGTAGGATGCCTTTAGCCCATCTATCGTGATCGTCTGCGCCTGGTAGCCGTGCGAATCCGCAGCCCAGCCCGAGGCGAGAAGCGTGACGGTGTACTGTTTTATGTTCATAGGCTCATACACTCCTGTAATCAGCTCGCCCGC